CTACTAGTGCATGACAACTTTCTTAAGAGAGCCCGTCAATTACACTAACAGCTTGTTATATACATAAGTATGGACAAGTTAGAGTTAGAAAAAGCATATCACGAATACGGTACAATCACAAAAACAGCCAAGCATTTTGGCTGTTCACATGGCAAAATACGTTACCAATTAGATAAGCACAAAATTAATTATAAATTAGAAAGAAATACTAGTAAAATTAGTAAAGATGATTTAGAAAAAGTTTATAAGGACACTCAAAGTGTACGTGAAGCGGGCAGGCATTTTAATATGTCACATGAAAAGGCTAGACGGTTATTAGTTAAGTATGGATTGTGTAACAAGTTAGTTAGATATAATTGTGATCACAATTTCTTTTCAGAAGATAGTCAGCATTCATTTTATTGGGCGGGATTTATTGCGGCTGATGGTGCAATTATAGATAGGCGCAAAACTCTAGAGCTTAGTATAGGTTTAGCTCAAAAAGATAAAAACCATATTCAAAAATTTAAACAGAATATTAGTGCTGAAAATCCCATTCATGATATTCTTATAAAAAATAGCAAACGAAATCCTAATTGGAACGACTGTTGGAAGAGTGAAATTAAAATCACTTCTAATAAGTTATGCAAAGATTTAGAGCGTTTCAATGTAGTACCACGAAAATCAAAAATATACACATTTCCAGAATGGCTTGTAAATCATGAATTAACACACCATTTCATGCGCGGTTATTTTGATGGTGATGGGTCTTTTTTCTACCCTAAACTAAAAGAAGGGCGTATTGTTGAGCAGCTATATTTTGGCCTGCGTGGCACATCAGAGTTTCTTACAGTATATCGTACAATTCTTGAAAGAAAATGTAATCTTACAGAAAGAGCCAAGCCAATACGAGTTAATAATGGCATAGGTGTTTTAGAATATGGTGGTAATGGTATTATGAACGATATAGTAAGATTCCTTTACAAGGACGCTGATATATATCTAGAGCGTAAGCGCGATATTATTAAGGATAAATTATGACAAATCTATTTACACAAGACGATTGCAAGCTCATCATGACAACTATGATGAATCAAATGAAACACCTATCAGCCGAAGAGCGTATTAAAGTTGGGATGCTTTGTAATAAAATGAAGCCAATAGCTGAAGGGAAAGAGATATTTGAAGTATTATCAGTTGATCAGGCGAATGAGCTAATACAGGCGGCACAGCCGTCCGAGCCCGATTTATATGAGTCATTTGAAGATTTATTAGATAATATAGCACAACACAACATTGCAACAGAAGGCATTGTCACAATCATTCCAGCTGATGATGTGCTTCGATTTACTCTGGGCTGGGTATGTATAGAGACTGAAAGGGTTTGGAAAATCAAGATAATGAACTTAAAAAAGTGGCCCGGTACATTTAATAATGAGAAAAAAGATGAAAGCGCAATGCCCCCAGATAATCGAATGGATCTTATGAAGAGGGCAAATGTAAGTATGGAGGGTAAAATGGCCCTTGCTGCAGCGCTTTCTAATCTTGGTAAAGACTAATAATTAGTCATTACATATATGAAGCTGTTTAAATTAGCAGAAGAGTTCGCAAAGAAGTTAGCAGATAGGATCCCTGGCGGATTGGCAGATGGAATGTCGCCGGCAGATTTTGACCAACTTGCACTGCAAGAAGGCTTCACGGTAGAGATGGAGCACACGAGCGATAAAAGCATTGCTATTGAAATTGCTATGGATCATTTAATGGAAGATCCAGAGTATTATAAGAAATTAAAACTAATTTAAATGCTATTTTAGAAATTACTACTATTGGATCTTTTTCATATAGAAAAAATGGTCTTTGCATTTTCACATACGCTAATCAGCATGATGTATTTCTGATTTCTGAATATTTGTACGGCAAATCATTGTCTTACTTAGATCGTAAATTTGAATTAGCAAAACGTACTAAAATATCAGACCAACAGACAATAATATTGAATATAGATAAGGCTAAAATAAAAAGGCTATATGAACAATATCAGTCTGCTCTTTTAGTGGCAAAAGAACTTGGGTGTTCTACTGGGGCTGTATATAAGTATCTAAAAAAATATAATATACCACTTACATCGCTTTATAAAGGAGATAGAGTTAGTAAATCTAAAACTTTAAATTTAAACAAGGATTTATTAGAAAAACTATATCTCAAACATGGAAGTATTCGTAAAGTAAGTGTTGAGCTTACCAGATCTCCTACAACAATAAGAAAGTACCTACAACAGTATAAAATAATATGAAACTATCTCATAAACAAACGCTGCCTATTATTGAGGCTGTTAAACAAAAGGTTAAAAACAGTGATGTTTATAAAGATTTATGTAGAGAAATTGGTGTTGATGAAAGTATAATCTTTTTGGTACCAATGGCTTTTGCAGATTTAGATGTTTCGGCAAGAACAGAAAAGGGTTGTATATATTTTAATTATAATTTATTAGATGATTTTAATCAAAATGATCATTATATGATTCACGAGCTTGAACATTGGCGGCAGCAATGTTTCGGAGATGGGCCAACAAAGGGATCCAATAATAGTGAAGATTATTTAGACAACGAATATGAACAAGAAGGATTTCAGACACAAACTGAATATCTATCAGAAACTCGTGATGATCAAGCTGCTGTTAACTATGTTGAACAAGTCTTAAACCATCATGATGTTGATGATGATGATAAAGCTAAACGCAGGAAAGACTTACTTAATATGGCTCAACAAGTATAATGACATGTGATTTTACAAAACCAATCTACTCCGCAACTAAAAGGGGTGGATGTTCATTAGCTCGCTCTGCAGAGGACGGGTATACTATACAAATTTTCTGGGACCAAGCCTATGAAAGCGTCTTAGATTATGATCTTGGTTATAACGTTTATTATTCCACAATACGTGAAGATGTATTCACAGAAGGTGTAAAGTTTGTTTCCATAGATGGCGCCACAGATGGCTATGTTATTGAGCTAACCCCTGGAGATGTTTACTATTTTGCAGTGAAGGGCGCTCAACATGATCCTAGTTGGTTTAATTTAGCGCTTCTACCAGATAGTTTTCCGGGTTTCAAAGCATATCCTGAGGGATTATTGCTATCCGACATAAGTACCACTGATGTAGTTATTCCGCTTTCTGATATTGATCAGTTCCCAGCATTTGGAGTAATTCAAGTTGGAACCGAAATAATGAGGTATATATCGAAAGATATACCATCTAGCTCTGTTCTTGTTTCGGAACGAGGATTTCTAGGCACTAACATAAGGTTTCATGATACTGATGGATATGATGGGATTGAAACAAGAGATCCAATTGTAAGGTTTTGGAGAGGTTATGAAGATGATAATGAGAGAGTCCAGCAGGAGACTGCAAGCTTTGCATTTCCAAATCATGCCTTCACAGCAGCAGATGGTTATGCCATAAAGAGTGATATAATTACTACTAATCTAGGGGCTAGTGATACAAGTATTGAGAGCTTTCCAAAATATGACTTTGTTGGTTGGCATAGAACAGATCCTAGTCGTTTATTGCGTGGAGACTGCATAGGAACCTATTATGGTGGCGAGCAGTGGTGTGCTGATGGATATCTTGGTATTGGTCGTCAGTTAAGAGGCGTGCCGATTAATGAGCAAGCAGCTAGACGAGAAGAAGTATTGCTCAATACATGGGGCGAGCCTGTTATGTTAGTTCGTAGGCTTTGGTCTGGTATTCGTTGTTCTTGTATATTAAGCACAACAGAGCAGCCAGAACACAGATGTATTTTCTGTTTTGGGACAGGTTTTAGTACTGGCTATGAGCAATTCTTCAACTCTAGGAAAAGCGATGGGAAAATACGTGTAAGATTCGGACCTACACAGGAAGATGTCAAGATGGATTCTGCTGGACTTGAAAATGTATTCATTCCAGACTGTTGGACATTGGTATATCCGGCAATCAGAGATCGTGATTTTATCATAAGATTTGACGAAGATGGCGTTGAAGAATTTAGATATGAAATCTTAAATGTGACCAGAAATATTCTAGCAGAAGGAAAGAGTGGGGCTCAAAAGTTTAGTGCACAGAGAATTCGGAAAACAGATCCAATTTACATGTGGTCCGCCATTGATACAACAGCAACAATGCCACAAACTTTAACCACATCTATAGGTTTGTTACGTGGCCTTGGAGGCTTACAGATACCTCATATACACAATATTGTTATTAACGAAGGGATCGTTTCTTTGTCTCAAATAAATCAAACAACATCAGTTTCTGAGGGGCACAATCATCAAATCAGAAATGGTATTGTGTTAAAAAGCGTAGGACACGCGCATAGTATTATCCTATAAATTGCCTTGCAATATTTAGCTTTCTTTCTAGGCATCTAAAACTTACGTCACTAATATCCTTGTACAGCCAATTTATTATTTTGGCTCCATTCAAATTGCCACCGTAGAATATCCTATATGTGCCATTATCTAATAATATTTTTTTATGTTTATATTTAATGTTTAAGTTAATACGTTTCCAGAAATCATACCTTAACTTTTCTAAGAACAGCTTTGTTCCTCTTATATCTATACTTAGTTGCCCATTTTTAGTTTTGCGGATACATCCATCTCCGTCTATATATCCTAAATAGTAATTATTTATGTAGGTATTATTATCCAGGATTGTTGGGAATTTATAGTTGTTTGTCTTTTGTGGTAGTATGTTATATTTTACCAGATCTTTTTTCATTTTAGATGACGAAACGCACGCACATGCATAGGCGTAATTTGTACCCTTATAGATTTTAACTTGTTTTGAGCTTTTTAGGTCTGTTAAGAATTTTTGCAGATGGGCAAAATCTTGTTTTCTTAAGTTAATTCTAATATTATTTATTGATTTCGAGACATTACCATCTGCCGCTAAAAACCCTATCCAGTAAAGCTTATTTATATAATTTGGGGCTTCAAAGAAATTTTCGTTTAAGAAGTCTTTGCGGCTTTTTGATCTGTTCCAATGGTCATATGGTATCTTATATTTTTTAAACCATTTGCCGACTGTTGTGTCATGCACTCCGAGTTCTTTGGATATAGCTTTTAACGATCCTAGTTTTTTATACAATCGTTCTAGTTTTTTCTTTTTACTCATGAAAGCTCTCTATATGTATATGCCATCCGTATATATATAACATGTTGTTTTATAGTTATTGCATATTTTGCTATTGTATTAGATAAGGTCATAATATTTACGAGGAGACATGGTTGAACGTTTTCAAGGATCCGGCAGAGTAAAGGAAGGTGGGTTTTTAGCCACACATAAGCGAGATTTTCTTGCCCATACTTCGGGTGGTGATTACAAGCATCCGGCTGATCATATCACTATGAATCCAGCCTTGGCTAATTTTTCTGCTCCAGATGTGCAGGGGACACTTGTGCTTATTGCTGCATATGCGGCTTCTTCGGGTACAGGATTTGTATCAGTTGGCAAACTTGGATCAGATGGTTACGCAGCCGGAACCTATAATGATGGTTCAGCTGCTACTCCAACTTTTAGAGAAGCTCTTATTGCGGCTATCGCCGATGATCGTCTGCAGAATGGTGGTGTTGTATTTATATTATCCGGCACCTACAAGCTCAATACAACTGTAGATGTTCCTGCTGGCATTTCGATCATGGGAGAAATTGCCGGTTCGATTATCAATGGAGAGATGATTGAGCAGCCAATGTTTAAGTTTTCGCGCTCAATTGATATTCCTACAATTGGTGGAAATTCTGGTTCTGGAGAACTTAGTGCAGAAGTAGGCGCACCTATAGATGAATCTAGACTATTAAATATTACACTTACAGACAATTTAGATGGCTATATTGGCTCAACGGGACAGCCAGATTCTACAATGCAGACCGTTCCAATGGTGCAGATTGAAAAGTCTGCGCGAGTATATGTAGAAAATGTTAAGTTTATAGGCAGGGTAAATAACGGTGCGGTTCCTGATAGGGGCAAAACTCTAAGGGCAATTGGTTATACATCAGGCAGCACTACAGGTTCTTATTTAACCGTGAAGGGATGCTTTTTTGATGGCTTAGCTACTGCGATTAACTTTGGCCCTGGTGAGGGAGATGAGGATCATTTAATAGTTGATGGTTGTCGCGCTAGAACATTTGGTTCAGAAGCTTCTGGAATCGGCGAGCCTCTTGCATCTGATTGCTTTGTAGCAATGTCAGAGTGTAATGCCATATTGACAAACAACTATCATATTGGAGTTAATAGCACTGATAGCAAAGTATCTCGTTGTTTTGTAGTGGAGTCATTAGTAAGTGGCGCGGCTGTACGCATGGTAATTGCCGGCAATAGTGGTGCCCCATCAGATAACTCATCCACAACAGCAAAGCTATTTGATAGCAATGTTGGAATCGCTGCTAATCTAGTAACTGTCCAGTATGGAAATAACTGGGGCGGAAGCGTTGGAAATGACTGGGTTGTTACAGTTGGTGAGAATGCAGATGGAACTGGAGATAATAGATTCTCTGGGGATTTCTACGGAGCCGGAGCTATTGATTTACTATTGAACACCAGTTATCAGTACCCTACAACCGTAATCGTAAATCCTGGAACATATACCATTACAGAGAATGGGAATGCATATTACAAGTTTATTGGAAATAAGGTAAAAGATTCTATTCCAATATTTGAAATGGATTTGGGGGCCGGCGCGCCTACTGATGGTGTATTATCGAATAGGGCGTTTAAAACTGGACCGGTATTAGAATCTATTCATTTTAGGTCTAATATTGCGGTCACTTCTAGTTATCACTCCATTATGCCGCAGATGAGTGATGGTACAGATGTGGATGATTTGTTAAGAGTAACAAATTGTGTATTTGAAAACTGCACATTATCGCATGCTCCTAATACTACTGCTGGAACAAATAAGGGCAACATTTCTGTTATAAATTCTCAGTTTAAGCAGACTGGTGATTTTAGTGATGGAATGGGTATTTTATTACCAAGGGCAGATAATGTAGTTGTAGAGGGGTGTGTATTTACCGGAAATGGTTTGGCGGGAGCAGTTGGAAGTTTCAGCACCTACGCAAGTACCGCCTGGGTTATAACCGATTTGAAACCAAGATACATATTGCGTGATTGTTCTATGTCTTTACATGGTTCTACTGTAAGTAACATATCCTCGACTAATGAATCGTATTTCAGACTTGACGATGCTGATGGTGATGTTTTAATTGACAATTGTCAGATTGTTGTATCAAATGATTATCAAACTAGGACTACCGCAATTGATTCTGGTATTGTATCAGATTATTTTTCGCATGTTTATGTGCGAGGAGATGATGTTGATATACGAAATAGCACTTTTCATTCTCCAGATCAGATGTTTACAGAGTCCGCGGCAGATTATCCATTGCCGGGTGTTGAAATACATCCGCAATCAGTGTTGCATATGAGTCACTCATCATTTATTGATGGTGGAATAGCATGTAAAATTGGTGGTTTGGCAGCCGATCTAAATACTAATCAAAGATTTGCGTCTATTGATAATTGTTCATTTTTCCGCACTGCTTCGGCAAATAAGTCTACATCGATATTTGATGTTGAACTTGACCCAACCGCCAATGCTGCTGGTACCACATTTTCCGTTACTAATTGCACTTTTAGCGGCCAATCAAAAGCTTTAAGCTTAGAGCCATATCACCCATTGTTAAGTGGTTATACGGCACATGGCACTGTACAAATTTTTGCTCGTAACTTTATTGTTAATTTTAAAGATAATACAGTTACAGGTGGAACTAATACCACTGAAGACACATTGTTGCAACATGGTGTTGTAGTTATAAACAATTTTGATGATGCTGGTGAAACAACCGATTCAGATTATACTGCCCCAATTAATGTATTTGGAAACACAATTCATAATGTTAGTAGTTATACTTCAGCAACTGCAACTGATAATGCTGCCGCATTATGGGTAAGAGGTCCAGAAATAAATATAAGTAATAATTCTTTGACTACAGAGAATAAAGCCGCTTCTGCTGGTAATTTTGTTGGCTGTCTATGTATTGATAACCGTGATTCGGTAACCGGATCTGCACCTCCAACTATGGTGTCAAGTAACAGTTTCGGTAATACTACAGTTGCAGGTGCGGTCAGCACGGAGGTTATAGTAGCATATATAAGATTACTTGCCACTTGTGAGGCTGATGGATCAATCATCAACAATACTTATAGTTCTCCTATACCTGATGGAACAACGACTACAACTGTTCAGGATGATACTTCTAGTCTTATTTGGATCATTACCCAAAATAAGAATCAAACAGATTCTTGTAGTTTAAGAGGTCAAGATGGAACAATTGTATTAGGTGATACTTCCGACCTAGCAACTGTTGGTTTGGGCCCAAATGTTACAGCTTCTTTTGTTCAGATCAGAGTGCTCGCTAATGCTCCTATAGAGTTTACTTATGATGTAGCAGATGCTGGAAGTCCAATTTATATGCAGTGGTTATTGCCGTTATTTGGATTGATTCCGTATGGGACTACACTAATTGACGCAACAGTAGATGTTATTGTTGACGCTACGCCAGATACTGTAAAAACAGGAAAATTGGCAATAATTGATAAAGATTTCACAACAGAGACTCTTGAGTCAAATACAAATCTTACGACAGGCAGTACACATACTTTGAACGGAATCCTAGCTGGAACGTTCCGCGCTTTACCAGGTTCAAATACGATACTTTATTTGCAACTTCAGATACATGATAGCGTTGCGGGGATTGGTACAACTGTCTCTGAGATGACTATAACTTATCGTTGGTAACGGCATAATTGTGCATTTAATTGATTTATAACAATCAATATGAGGTGCCTTGTATGGAACTAACAGAGCTTTTAAGCTTTTCCAATATGATATTATGTTTAGCTATTGTGGCATTACTTTGGATCCAAAGAAAAACTGCCGTTGTAGTTGCTCACAAATTCGGTAAAAAACTTGAAGATAGTGAGGTTTGGAGAGAGCTTGTCTTGCCGGTAGGGCCAATTGTTACCGGCGCATTATTAATGCTTGTGCCTCTAGTTCCTGTACCAGCAGTATTTGCCGGTGGCGTTTTAGTTAAAATGGTATTTGGTGGAGCGTTGGGTTTAATTAGTGGACTTGTGTATAGATTGATAAAAAAGAATATACTTAATAAAATGGGGAAAATCAACGGAGAAGCCCCAAATACAGAGAAATAACATAGTGTTTGTAGGGTAATATGACTGTTTATCCATTTGAGATCGATAGCGATGCTGACATTATACGTGTCGATGACAATATAACTGAGGTTGGTGGCGAAGCCATTAATCAGTCACGTGAAGCTATATTTGCTATTGAAACAGAGTTAGGAGTAAGGCCTTCTGGCAGTGTTAGCTCTGTAGCTGCTCGCCTTGATGCGTCTTTGAACCAAGATGGTACCATAAAATCATCTGCGCTAACCAGCGTCGGTCTAGTTACACTTCCTATCACTAATAATCAGGTATCTCCAACTGCCGGCATCCAGGAGATAAAGCTGGCATTAGATCATTCTACCTCAGATTTAAGCACACTGATTGTCGCGAACAGTGCGTTGTTAAATTCACTTACAGCATTTGCAAATGCTACCGATTCAGATCTTAATACTCATATTGCCGGTGGGTCGCTGTTGACAGATGGTTCGGCCGCGAGACATGTAGCAAGCCATATTGACCTAAATGGTGTACCAGTAGATGCTCGCGATTTGTCATATACATGGGGCGGCCTGTTAAACAAAGCTGGCACTCCTCGCTCTGCTCTCACTGTGGCGCAAGCACTTGATCAAATCAATACAGATTTTGTAGGCCATCAGAATGCAATAGCTGGTGCGCACGTTGCTTCAGCTGTAGATGTTGATACAGATGAATTCCTAGAGATTCCACAAACTGTTGATACTGTTCAGAAATTTATTGATTATGTAGATGAGTTTGAAGTAATAACAATTGCTGACCATAGAGCGACTAGTCATGCTAATGGAGTGTCCAAAATTGGCCGTATTACCAGCAACACATTGCCAGATGGTTATGGTCAGAATGTTGTACCAAATACTCCTGTCAAAACATTTTTAGTAAGAAGTCCTAATATTGTTCCGGTTGATAATATTTCTTCTGGTGATGATTTAGTAACTTTCCACCCAGTGGATAATTCTGATTTCTCTTTTGATGCACAGTTCAGTCAAGTAAATGTTGGCGACATTATTCGTATAAATTATGGTTCAGGATTTGAGGCATCATTTAAGGTTGATTCTGTACGATTCACACCCGCTTCAGAATGGGTTGTAAGAATCAATGGAACAAACTTAGTCAATAACAGTGACGGATATGTATCTGCCAGAATTGATAGGTCATTATACGATCTCGATACAGTGGGTATATTGGCAGTTGCCGCCGCAAATGCAACTCCTACCGGCTCATTTGATACAATATTGTCCAGTGTAATTGTCGCTCATCCACGTAGCGCAATGGCTCTAGGAAACGGATTCGATCCAGGACAGCTTGATGCGTCCCATTACAATTTGTATCTAGAACTTTATCCTTCCGGAAACCCGTCGGATAGAGTTGTTTCAATGCCCGTCATTGACATAACTGGAAACCTTGGAGTTACTCCAGGGCGCTATACGCTTGAAAGCATTGTTCACGAAACAAATAAGCAGCTTAGAGAGATAGGATACAACTTTAGATTCATTGCATTTGCACATGAAGGTAATTTTGGTATCATGTTGGCAGACGCCATAAGCGCTGTTAGCTTCTCTATAACTAGCGGATCAATTAGTTTAGGCGCATTAGGGGTCGGTACGTTTACTAACAATGTAATTGGAGATGCTGCCGCAACAGGATTTGACGCATTAGGTTTGGGAAATACTCATACTGATCTGGCTAGCCCAGCTTTTGGTAGCACTTTATTAAATACTAGTGTTGCCCAGCTTCCTACCAAGGTTATTGTTCCATTTAAGAGCAGAGACTATATAGTAGATGGCCAAAGACTTGAGGCCTTTGCCCCAACTTGGCTAGCGACAGAAGATATTAATAAGGACGGATATTGGGATGGTTACATCTCTGATAGGACAGTTGTTGGCGCACTTACTGTTGAAACAACATACACAGTCCCTCTAGATCTTAAACCGGCAGGACTTAAACCTGGTAAGACAATTGTTATCCAGCCGGCCATACCGCTTACTGATGCGAATTACTTTGATGTTGACTATGGTAGATTTATAATCAAATCGGTGGTATTCCCGCCAATCTGTGCTGGTGTTCCAGCACAGACATTAATTACAGTAATCAATAGTCTCCACGCTTCAGGATCTGGAACCGGATTCTCATCAAGCCCAACATTTAATGTAAAGCTATATTTCTCAGAAGACTCCGTAGATTTTAACAATGAACATATTATCGCACAAACTCCAACTTCGCTGAATTACCATAGATTACATGAGATCTTTGTAAATAGTCAAGGGGCTACTTTTAGTCATGAACGTGCAAGAATGACCGTTCAAAGTGAGTCTGGCGCATTACTGCGTTCAGACATATGGCATATAGAAGATGTGTCTCCAAAGCTAAGGGGCTATCGAGATAGTACAACTACATTTAACAAGTTTATAAGATTTTATATTCTTAGTTATGATTCTGGCACTGGCGAGTATGATGGATATATCGGTCAAAGAGCCCCATCAGGTAATGCTATTCTAAATGCCGGTCCGGCAACGAGAGGAAGAAAAGAGATCCCAACTCGTTTCTATGATGAAACCAATGTAGACTTTATTGATCTTACATTTGTAGAGGAATCTCTTACATTAGCTTCATCCATCGATGTATTACCCACCGCTGCACCACGATATGTTGATATCGAGATTTTTGATACTCTTAAATTGAATGATGATCTTTTACTCCTAGCAACGGTTGAAGTAAATTGGGACCCAACCTCTGGTCAAGAAATCATTCAGCGCGTCATAAATAGAAAACAGATTGGAAGCATTGATGAGGGAAAGTTCACTCAGTCAGCAGTAGATTTCATTACCGCCGGTGATAGGGCGTTACATGAGAACGGCATTATAAGAGGATTTGATTTCGACTTTATCAATACAGATAATAGAGAGATTTTTTATAAAGGCGGAATGGCGCTTGTAAATGGGCGAATGGTTGCCGCTAATGCAATCTCTGTAACTATCCCTGAAATAGCTGAGAATCCAAATTCAATAGACTCAATTGATTGGGCGGTATGTGTAAATGAAGAAGGTTTTCTTGAGCCAATCATAGTTACACCAACTAAGCAACAATTCTTCGCTATAGAAAATACTAGTGGGTCAACATATTATGTACCATCAGTAACATTCACTGAGCTTGTTGAAACAAGAAAAGATCTTGTGCCAATTGCTGTTGTAACGGCAGCAATTGCGTCTATTACAATCACTGACAGCGATGTTGTTGATGTAAGAAGGATTATTACAGACGGAGGCCGATCAGATCTAACATTGGCCCCAGATGGTTATGTAGGTCAGTTTGATTCTTTCTCTAAGCTTGAGAACTGGGCCAACCAGTATGCTGCAGAAGGAACGCTAAAAGTTAAGGTTCGTGGAGTATTTAATCTTGCTTCATCTGTAACTCTTGGGCTTACTAGTCCTGTTATTTTTGAAGGCGACGGTGCAACTATAAATGTCACTGCCGACAAGGGAATTATACTAAGTGACGATGTAACTTTCAAAAACATCACTTTTAATTACAACCCTGATGTAAGTGGAATTACTTTTGTATCTGCTGCTGATAAAATCAATGGAACTAATGGATGTATCTATAGCACCGGCTCTAGGGACGGAGTTACAATAGAAGATTGTGTTTTTAATTCAGTTCTGTCAGCAACACAAAGGCCACCGTTTATCAGTTTTGAACTTGATCAGGTAACTGCATTACCCAGCCATGTGCTTAGCAATGTATCGATATTGAGAAATAAGTTCAATGATTCGGGCTCGGGCGCAGTTACCAGACAGTCGGCAGTAGCAATTGTCAGCCTAAATTCCGCAGCAACCATAGAGCCGGTAGTTATTAGACACATTAGGATATCTGATAATATTTGTGACAAATTCCAGGGAATTTATGTAACGCAGGAGACTGAGTCAATATCCGGCGGTGCGGGCGAGGCTGAGGATCCGGGAATAAGAGCATTTGATACTGTAATTTCTGGAAATAATTGTGGTGCCATTGGAGTGTTGACGACATCTATAAGTAGTACAGAAACCACGTTTGTAGCGACAGATAGAGATTCTGGTATAATTGTTCGCGATAACACTGCTAACCTTATTGGTCACATGATAAGCTCTGTTGGCGGATCTGGTGTTGGAACCCAAATTTTGTTAGCTCATGCAACGCCATTCCCGGCAGGACATTTAGAGATCTCTAGCAATCATTGTAATGTCATCTTCGTATCTGCGACTGATAATGATGTATCTGCCAACACTTATGGCGGAATAGTAATTGACAAAAACAGAGTAACGGCCACAGATCCGACATTCTTAAATAACTGGGCGCCAACCAACTATTTTGGAGCAAGCTCAACATCTGGTCAGTTATTTGGTATATTTGCCGATGATGCGGCTGATAACAAGGGAAATGTAATAATATCCAACAACATGTTACATTTTGGCATATTTGATGCTGCTACTTATTATTTCTTAACGGGTATTAGTACATCAGTTTCCGCAACCATTACTAATAATATCATTCACAACAGTTTAAGGACCGGTGGTGCTAGTATTGGCATTCAAGCTGCAGCCACAACAGCAGGCCTAAGGCAGTATTACATATCTGGCAACAGGATAACAAGAGGCAGCTCAACGATTTCTAATTATATCGTGCTAGATACGGATAACACTCGTGCTATGGGCACTGTTGTTGATAATATTTTTGATAGTGAGACTGTTGATGGCAGCTCTGATGATGAGACGATTACTGGAACAGGCACATCCCCGGCTAGTAATTATGCAGATACATTTATTGTTGAACGAAACAAGAATCAAACTGCAACAGTGTTAATATTAACCAGTCAAGGTCATTGGCAAAGTCCACCAGCAACTTTAGCTCCTTGGACGGATATTACCAATTTGAGCGTTACATCAGCCGGAGGGCTTGGAGGTATAACGAATACTCACGTGGGCCTTGTGGCTGCTGGGACAGTTTCCGCATCAAGCCTGGACTGGGTAGTATCTTTAGAAAACATAATACCAGTTGGAACATATGTTGTAACCGTAGCAATGACAGCTTATAAGGCGTCAGCTGCCGTTAGTGGCACTGGAGATATTGAATTGCATTCACCTCCCGGATCTACAACTGGGACACCAACATGGGACTATGGGGCACAAACGCTTTTTGATGCAATTGAGTCGGTTATTACTACGCCCGATAAGAGCTATAAGCCTGGAGCGGGATTGGCCCTCAGGCTAGATAATAATTCATTGGCATTTTCTGGTGTAGGCACTTTGAATTTCAGCCCAGTCACCGTAACTTATCGCTGGTAATAGATGGGGACAGTAAAAATTTGCACTAAGTGTGGAGAAACAAAGTCATTAACAAATGAGTTTTTTCAATGGAGAGCTGATAGAGGTTCGTGGAGAGCCACATGTAAAATATGTATAAAGGCACAAAAGCAAGTATATAATAAAAAAAATATAGAAAAACAACAAAAAGACAAAAAGCGCTATTACTTGGCAAATCAGGAAAGAATAAAAAATAAGAGGAAAAACTACTATAATGATAACAAAGAAAAGGTTTTAAAGTGTAACAAATTGTGGAACACAGCTAATAGTGAGAAAATGTCTGAGTATCATAGTTCAAAGCGTGGAGAATCTATAACTAAATATCTACCATATTCTATTGATAAGTTAAAAAAACATATTGAATCTCAATGGGAAACATGGATGAATTGGGATAACTATGGTAAGTATAAATTGGATTCGTGGAATGATAATGATAGCTCTACATGGAAATGGAATATAGATCATATTGTACCGCGTTCTGCTTTGGTGTATGATTCTATGATGCATGCGAATTTTTGTAAGTGCTGGGCGCTTGATAATCTAAGACCAGTGTCTGCTAAAGAAAACCTATACAAGGGTAGCAAGAGGATATAATGGGTACTGGTAATACCTTCCGCAGCGATTTGTATGCTATTCATAGCTATGTTCAAAACTCTATGATTACGCATCCTAAAGAAGTGTTCATAAACACTCTGAGGGAGTTCTTTAGCCAGGATTCATATTATCATTATGTCAGAGACGAATGGGGATTTCCAAAAGTACCTGACCATACCGATCTTTTGAATGATGCTGGTTTTATTGATGATGATACTACTAGGTTATTTATTGGTGAATATTACAGATTTGATGCAAGATATTATCCGGCCATGCTCGTGAGATCTGCTGGTTCCCGCTATGTGCCAATTTCTATGAGTCAGAATCTAAATGCTGTTGTTTGGACAAATACCATCTTTGTAGACGGCTATGGAAATAGAACTACGGTTGCAACGCCAGACCATTTTAAAGAAAATGGTGCCTGGGAAGGCTCTATCTCGATAGATATTGAGACCCTGTCTCCACGCTCTAGAGATGAACTTGTTGAGTTAGCATCGCTTTTATTCATGAATAATAAGAGGTTGCAACTTCAAAATGCTGGTGTTTTTATCAAAGGATTAAGCGTTTCTGCTCCATCTGAAGGTGAAGATAGAAATGATAAGTTATTTAAACAAACAATAACATATGAAATAAGAAGCGAATGGAGACGCAAAATACCTATTAACAGTGTAGTTGACGCAATAACTATCTGTATAGATTTTGGAAACCTAGAAACCGAACCAACGCAGATAGCCCCGAACCTTAGGATAAGTTCTTCGGTTGAGCTGCTTGATGCCTTAATAGACTTATAACGAAAAGCCTTTCTAACCAATATTTACTTATAAGGGTAAGGCAATAATATCATATTACTCTGAGAAGTAATTCCAACCTAACGTAAATGAGGAAATAGTTATATGGGAGCCAATTTTCCAGGAGCAGGTAACGAGACACCTAGTGTTACCACTGAGATAGTCACAGTATCACGTGGTGCTTCTGTGCCTGGTGGCATAAGACTTGCTGCCATCGTAGGTGAAGGACAACGTGTTGAGAGAATAGTAAGTTCAGCTAGAGGCTCTGGAAACGACGGATTAGACTCCGATGGTACCACAGTCGGAGATTCTGATGGTCGTCATTTTAAACTGACTTTCGTCCCAATTACGTCTAATCGTCTTGATCTTTTTAAAAATGGAATTCTACTTAACGGATTAGAACAGAGTGGATTCCTTCTTGCTGGTGGAACATTTAGTTCTACATTCGGATATCGTTATGATTTAGACGGGAATATTGAGCTTCAAGCTGCCGCTTTGGTTGATCAGGGTGGTGCGGATTTCACTACTGGTACTGCTAATGTAGGCAATGGTACAATTGGAAGCCTGTCACTGGTTGACGCTAATGCTCCTAGTGAAGTTTGGACGGTACGTGTTTCATCTGTATTAAGAGATGGTTATGGCGATCCAATTGATGGCTATGCCATTTTTGTAGTTTCAGGCTCTGTCAGTGGGGTAATCCTAGATGGGTACGGAAGCCAAATTACCTGGCAATCTAATGGTATCGCTGTAAGTAACAGCATTTTAAGCTTCTCAATTACAGAAGGAGCGACAACTTTCGTTGAGGGAGACTCCTTTACAATTGAAGTTACAAGCGGTTCATTGTCAGCCGGAGATTCGTTAGTAGCACACTATATAGCAACGGCAGATCTTAATGATCCAGAATTCTTTACAGATTTTGATGAATTACAAACTAAGCACGGAGCAGCTAGCACCGACAACAGATTATCGTTAGGCGCTCAATTGGCGTTTTCAAATGGACCTCCTGGAATATTTGCAGTACAGGCAGCCCCTGGTATTCCAAGACGACAGTCATACGTTGTAGAAGAATCAGCTTCTGGCGGAGCTGTTAGAGATGATCTACAGTTTGCACTACCAGTTGGCGTATTGCCAGATTTTGATACAAATATCAATTTCTTTATAACGGATCCTGTAACCAATACTGAGTCTCAGATTATTCCAAATAAGGTAGATTTCTTTGATGCGGCTATAACTGCCTCACCAGACCTCTTCCACTTTGGAGCTGGTTATGTTTTCTCCTATACTGTTGTTCAAGATGACTCAGTTCAGAAGGAAGGCGATGATGGTGTTATTACATCAACCGGACCAACGAGCGCCACAATTAGTAGCACAGTTGTTAATTTCGGTCAAGATGATATTAATGGAACTAGAACTTTGCAGATTCTAGCTCCAGCAGTTAATGCTGGCACATATGCAATTGTATCGGCCGCTGATGGTATTTTGACGCTAAGCGATCCAGGTGGATTTACGGACGAGACAGCGGCGGAGTTCCGCATCATTGACAGCGCTGATAGTAGCTCAAAGATTCTATTTACAGATGATTTGGCCCTAACAGCCAGCGCTATTTTGAGAGTAACTGTTGTTGACAGTAAGGACGCAGACTTTTTTGATGTCAATTGGCTATCAGCTTATGAAGCGCTTGAGACTGTAAACTGTGATATTGTTGTACCGCTACCATCTCAGACAATTAGTGCTATTTTCCAGGTAGGACGCATCCATGTTGATACCATGTCAAATCTCAAGAATAAGAGAGAGCGCATGTTGTTTATTGGAGCAATTAATGGTCTTCTTCCTGGCAATGTAATAGGAGACACTCCAGCTGCCGTTGAAGATATTGGTGTTCTTGAAGGAATTCAGGGTGATACTGTAGCTGAGATTCTAGCCGGAAACGTAGAGGACTTAACTGACTATGGCGTGCAGAACTCATTCGGAACTACTTTCCGAGTAGTATTCTTCTATCCAGATCAGATAATTGTTCAGATTGGAGCTGATAGAACTATTCTTGACGGATTCTTCCTTGCTGCAGCCGCAGCCGGATTCCTAACAGGCATACCTAATGTAGCAATTCCTCTTACTAACAAGACCATGGCAGGGTTCGCAATTCTACGCGACAGACTGTTCAGGCCTATTATCAGAGAGAATATTGCTGCTGCTGGCATCACTCTTGTTGAGCCTGCAATTGGCGGTGGAACCGTTGTTTGGGGCAAGACCACAACAACTAGTGGATTCGCTGAAGAGGAAGAGATCTCCATCGTGTTCATCCGTGATAGGATTGCTAAGAGCATGAGAGCCGGATTCAGAGGCTTTATTGGTACAGCAGAGTCCCAGACTACACAGGGCTCCTTAATGGCTCGCGCACAAGGACTAATGCAGGGCTTCATTTCGCAGGGCTTAATTACAAACTTCACAGACTTGCAAGTTGGGCGAGATAGTGTAGAACCAAGACAGTGGAACATTCGAGTGGCCGTACAGCCAGTATTCCCTGTAAACTGGATATACATTAGAGTGGCAATCGGCCTACTTTAAAAATAATATGGAATAATTTCCATATAAACAGAAATTAAAACGTAGGGATATAAATGCCTAGGAATACAGATACAAAAATCTTTGATAGCGGTCAAAATAACAAAACCGGCACTCATTTATCAACTAATATTATCGTTCTCGTAGAGGGCAATGTTATTGGCGCCATTCAGTCAATGCAAGTAACTGAAGCGCGCGGTAGTATTAAAATGATTGATGAGATTGGTACAGATGGTCACATTGATTCTGCGCCAAATGCAGCAACTAATTACAATGGAACTTGTACTCGTGTGCGTTTTGATAGAATGCGAATAGCAGAGTCATTTAGCAGGGGTTTTACCCATGTTAAGTCTCAGCGCATCGCTTTTGACATAGAAATTCAGGACCGTTTTCATGATGCTGATGCAGGAAGAGCAATCGTTACAACGATCAAGAATGTATGGATAGAAAGAATTGGATATACATATTCAGCATCCGACTTTATCATTACTGATGAGATGGGATGGCAAGCTGAAGATATCTATAGTGTTCTTAACAATAATGCTATTGTTGGGTCACAGAATGCAGTTGGACAGCCAATTAACCTCAACTCTTTCGAGTCTGAGGCTGATGAAGGCAAGTTCCGTGGAGCCCTTGATGCCCCGGGCCTTCTGGATGCCTTTGCTTCGGACAGCTAACGTTTTTATTAGCTTTTTGCAAATTTCTGATGATGCGCGTTATATTACCTTGTAAGGAGGTAATATGTACTGCATATATACTATACAAAACAAGCTTAACAACAAGGTTTATGTTGGCCAATCAAAAAACTATAAAAAGAGATGGTCCGATCATAAACGTCATGCTAGAAATTTATGGCTCGGCAAGAATAAGCCTGCTGATTCTTGTATTCAGGTGATTCACATGGCCATGGCCAAATATGGCGTAGATAATTTCGAGCTTAAAATTATAAACGAATATGATACACAAAAAGAAGTTGATTCAGCAGAGATTGAATTGATTGATCGTTTACAAAGCAGAAGTAACAAAAAGGGATATAACATAATTCCTGGTGGGAGAAACGGCGTAGGTAGCGGTCCAGACCATCCTTTGTATGGTAAGTCCGCCCATAATCGTCTTTTCACTAAAGAACAAGAGCCTGAAGTTTGTCAGAAATATTCTGATGAAAAGTTAACTATAACAAAATTAGCTGAAATTTATCATTGCGAGCAGTCAACAGTATATAAAATGCTTCAAAGGAATGATATAGAAATTTTAGGAAACAAAGTATTTAGTAAAGGAAAGTATTATTCTCCAGACACAGAGTTTAAAAAAGAGCAAACCCCTCATAATAAACTATTTACAACAGAACAAGAAACTGAAATATGTAAATTATATACTGCAGAAGAATTATCTACAACGGAAATCGCTATGAAGTATAATTGTCATCGAACTGTAATTATTAGATTATTGGATAGACACAACACTGATAAGAGGAATAGAGGATTTTACAGTAAAGGCAAAGTGGCTCATAATAGATTATTTGATTTAGATACAGAAGAGGAAATTATTTCTAAGTATTCGGATGATAGAATGACGCTTACTGTTTTGGGCAAACGATATAATTGTGATAGATCAACTATTTCAGATATACTAGATCGGTATGGTGTAAATAAGCGCGTTGGTAAACTAACAGACGCTGATAAGATTAAGATTGTAGAAGAATATAAGACTATAAAGTCTCAAAGTAAGTTGGCCAAGAAATATGGAGTAAGCAAGCCAACCATTGGAAAAATATTAAAAACTGCTCCGCTAACAAACACAAACAATTTCGCAGCGGTTTAACTGCGGATAATTTGTTATATATTTGTATATAGCGGGGTAAGAGTAATATCTTCCCTATAACCGTATACAATAAAGAGAGAGAAATTATGACAGATATAGAAAGTCCATTGGGAAAGAAATCTTTTCCATCTAATCCACAACAGGGCCGAATGTTAACCGTTGATGATCCAACAGCAGGTCGGCGCCATAACTTAAATATTAGGCCGGAACATTTTTCACAGGAACAACAACGACAGCCCTTAAGAGAGTTGACCAATGAAGAGATTGCAGAATTTGAACGAGCCAAGGCCGAGTCTCAACGCAATCAAAATGCCATATCAAAGACTGCAAGAGAGAGAATTGAGTTTTTGACCGGAATTGGCAGAATTAAAACAGATTTCGAAATGGATGGCGTTACTTTCCACTTACAATCATTAAAAGATGGTGAGCTTGAAAATGTTCTAGACACAATGATTAGCATGGGAGATACAAATGAGGCTAAGTTTAATTTTGAGCTAAGAAGGCAAACATTGGCAAGATCATTGGCATCTGTAGATAACATGCCAATAGAGGAATTAATAAGCTCAAATGATATTGATCATAAATTAGACCTTATTAGGGCGTTTGATGAAAACCTTGTTGATTATATGTATAAGCACTATGAGGAGCATATATTAAAAGCTAGTAGAAATAAGTATGCTATCAAGACGGAGAAAGATGTTAAGGAGGTAGTTGAGGCCGTAAAAAAATAGTAAAGGAGCCAGATCATAGGTTTCTTTGGGACATGTGCAAGCAGTATAATAAGGAACCAGACGATGATTGGTTCGAAAACTTATCACCAATGAAGCGCTTATGGATGTATGAAAGTTGGTGTCAAGACTTAGAAGATAAAAATGAGTTTGCCAAATCATTCTCGATTTTCTTAGGGTCCTTCTCAAACCCAGAAGCAGCACAACAGATGCTCAAAAAAGATAATCCAGATTACGGATCAACCGATGAAGATTTCGAAGAGTCAACCAGAATGGTGTTGGCAGATAGAGAGAGACAAAAAGAAAAGACAAGACCAAAAAGAAGACGTAAAAGACGTAGAAGCGTTGTTAATTAGCTATGGCATTATCAGTAACAGAATTCATTGACCATCTCAAAGAACTTTTTGAGTCCGGTTCAAGCTTAGATGAGATTAAAGAGAAGTTTGGATCCCTTTCTACAGAGATTGAGGGCATTGGTGATATTGCTGAAGCCGCCGCTAGAAAGGCTAGCAAATTTGGCAAATCAATCTCATCAGGCATTGAAGAAGGATCGGTTGCTGGTAAAAAAATACTAGGATTATACAGAGATATAACGCTATCAATGAAAGAAGCGGGATATAGCGCTGAAGGTCTTGGTATCTCTATGTTAGCATTAGCTCCTAAAGTTATTACCGGATTAAGGCCATTTGAGACGTTAGGGGATATAAGCAGTGATGCTTCAAAAGTAACGGCGCAAATGGGCGATCTTACTGACAAGCTTGCAAAGGCAGGTATGTTGCCAGGACCATTAGCATATGCTGCAGATCTAATAAAAGTTGGCGAAGCTGCCAAAAACATGGAAAACCAGATGATCATGAATATGGCCGCAGCTGGTCAGTTAGATGATATGATGGGTTCTATGGGTGGCACATTTGAAGGTATGAGCCGGAAAGTGTTACAGTTTTCCGATTTGACGGCAGACATTGGTAGCGCAATGGGGCTGACCGCCAAGCAAACTGCTGGACTGGCAAATGAGTTTATGAAAGTGCCTGATATTTTTGACCAGACGGTAAAGGCCGGCCAGGGCGCTGAAGAAGAATTTCATATGCTTGATGCCGCAATAAGGGTAGCGCGAGGAACTGGGCAAGACTATGCGGATGTACAGGAAGATATTATCACAATGACCCAAAAGTTTGGTGCCACTGTACAAGATTCCGTAGAGACGATTTCTAGAATGTATAGTGCGACTCAGTCTATTGGTCTGAGCATGCAAGATATGAGGCGCTATGTAAAGGATACTGGAGAACAGTTTAAGTTCTTTGGAGATAACTCATCGGCCGCATTAGATATTATGGCACGATTTGGACCCGCATTAAAAGATAGTGGGCTAGGGCCCGCTGCCGTTACGCAGATAGTTCAAGGATTTACCACTGGCGTGGCACAAATGGATGTTGCACAAAGTGCATTTTTGGCCAGCCAGACTGGAATTGGTGGTGGTGGGCTAAGGGGCGGTCTTGAAATAGAGCAAATGTTGGCAGAGGGCAAGGCTGATGAGGTTGCTCAAAAAGTTGAGGAAGCAATAAAAAGACTTAGTGGCGGAAAGATCATGAGCAGAAAGGAGGCCATTGCTGGTGGCCCAGGAGCCTCTGCTCAATTTGAATTTCAAAGGAGCCTATTACAGCAAGGGCCATTCGGAAAGCTAGCAGGATCAAAACAGGAAGCCGCTAAGTTGTTAGAAGCGCTTGCTTCGGGCGATAGGGGGGCTCTTAAAGATAAACTTGCTGGAGGCTCTGAAGCGTTAGAGGCAACAATGGAAAGGGGCACGGACCTAGCTAAAAGCCAAAATGACATACTGATAAAAGGAAACAACGAATTGTCTAAGATTGCCAACTGGCAATCTGTGACAGCCGAACAAGCGCGAAGAACGGCAGTTGGAGTTGAGGGCTTATTGGCCGGTCCAGCATTTGCTTCTAATTTACAGGTAGCCTCTAAAGGGTTGTCACAGTCAAAACTCGTAACCGGAGAGGGAATCACTGGTGGACCATCTCCAGCAGAATTTGCTGAAAATCTAGTTACTTCAGTTTCATCTGAAATTGGAGTGCTAAATAATCTGTTGCGTAAAGGCCTTAGCAGAGTAGGAATTGAAATGCCTACACCTACGGTGCCGGGCATAGAACAATTACCAGAAGTGCCAGAACAGCCCATTCAACCTGGCCAACCAGAACCAACTCCAACTATACCAATACTCCCACCCGCTCTAGGGGCCACAGGGGCGCCTACAATACCTTTACTGCCAGCAGAGGTTGTAGCCGTGGGTGTTAACGAACAGGCCGTAGCGACCGCTCAGGCGGCCGAACAGGGGCAAGAACAGCAAGGTCAGCGAGGCCAACAATCAGCTAATGAAATAACAATTAGGGTAGTGACTGGAATGAGCGAAAAAGAAGTCGTAAAAGTAATAACATTAAGCCTAGATGAGTTTGGGAATTTACTAAAAGATAACGCATTTCATGACACAATGACCGGAGTTAGCATATAATGGGACTTTTACCACTTCAATCACAAGATTTATTTAACTCTGCGCAAGCTCTTCAGGGTCAAAATCCAATACCAGCTGATGGTTTTTCAGCAGATGTTGTTCCATCTTCAACAGGCCTAGGTTCAAGAACAAGTTCGGTTAGAAGTAAAGTTGGAGGAACAACTACAAGAAAGCTTGTTCATTGGTTAGTGCCAGAAGGGCCAATTGTCCAAATGTATTGCAACCCACAGCAAATTGTATATAACTATTCTAAAAATATAGAAAATCAAAGAACTAAAGGCGGGTTCGTAATTCAATATTGGGGAGAAGCCTTAACTATACTAGACATTACTGGAACTACAGGAACATCAGGAATCGAAGGTATAAACGTTTTACATGACGTTTATAGAGGTGAACAATTGGCATTTGATCCATTTGCGTTATTTTTAGCTGCCAAAACTAGTAAAGATACATTTTCTGGAGATATATTTGGAGTAGAGTCCGCTTTTAGTTCTGGAGAAAGTTTTCTTGGTGCGCTTTCAGGTGCTTCTGAGGCCTCATCTCCATCAGCGGCAAAACAGGGCCCAACGTTAGCATCATTGGCAACCCAAGTAGAAATGTATTGGTCAGGAGAAGTTTATAGAGGATATTTTAATACCTTTACTGTTACAGAAAGAGCTGAAAATTTAGGACTATTTGATTACGCAATGAGATTTACAGTAACACAGAAGCGCGGATTCCGTCGCAACTTCCTTGGATGGCACCGCAGTGCTACTAATGGACCAAGCAGCTCTAATCCGTTAACAGGTCCTGTGCACACTTTTGGAAGGTCAGTTGATAGAAATGTCATGTCTCCTAGGAGAGTTGAACAGACATCACTTACCGAAGGGTTTAGTCAGATTGGTGATTTATTTTAAAGGTCTAGGTAAGTAATGGGATTTTTAGATGATTTAGGTGGTTCTCTAAATTCAATGCTGCAAGAGCATATGGGGCTTGCTGAAAACAAGCCTGGCAATTTAGATTCTGATACATTTGGTGTGTTGAACTCTTTTGGTAAGCTTGGAGATTTTGCTTCTAGAATAGACAAATCTGCTCAACGGTCTTATGTCGAAGATGGTGTTATAAGAAACATACGCCCACGAGCATTAGAGATCATATCACAAGAACCAGATATGACTATTGTGATAAAGAAGCGACTATTCGCCTCTTTAAAGGAAAATTACAGAGCAGATTTATTAGATGAAGATTTAGTTTCTTATATGGCAAAAAATGGATTGGAGATTGCAAGCATTGGAATTGAAAGTGGGAATAATAAAATATTAGAAAATATTAATAAGAAAACAACAACAGAAGAGATA